ATCATATTGAAATGTCACATTGACTATAAAAAGTTAATCATAAAAAGTGATACTTCTAGTACCAAAACCAATAAAAAGGTGTTGGTTGATTTGATTAACAATAGTCCAAATAAAGAATATACATTGTCTAACTTTGATGAAAATCCAAGAATAGCAATGATCAATGCGGTTAATGCATATTTGAGATACGAAGATGCATTTGATTCTTATCAGATTCTTGCTCGGGATTTCTATAGATATGAAGCAAAAGAGTATTTGGAGACGTTATCCAAGTATTATGATGCTCAGTTAACAACAAAAGAAGGTTCGATGGATGGACATCGGCTATATCATTTGATTGTGTACAAACCTTCGATAATCAAAGTTTTAGATAAAATGAAATATGAATAGACACGTAGAAAAAGGATGTTTAATGGCAATGGTGGAACCAACTTATGGTCCTCACATTGTTCGTATTGGTAAGACTGCAATACCTCCAGAGATATTGTATACTGATCCAAATGATCCAACATATGGTTATGATGAAGAGCCACATGTAACATTGAAATATGGATTTTTACCTGATTTGCAACGTAAAGATGTTGCTACAATATTGAAAGGCGTAAAACCATTTAACATCATTTTGAAAGCATTGAGTCAATTCAACAATGAGAATTACGACGTGGTTAAGTTTGATGTGGATAAGAACAATCAACAATTGATGGAGTTGAGAAACAGATGTGATCGATTGCCAAACGAAGATAGTTATCCTGATTATCATCCTCATATGACACTTGCGTATGTTCAAAAGGGTAAGTTTCCACATACCAAAGACGGATTGAATATTGTTATTCCTATTACCCGATTCAAATACAGCGGTCCACAAGGAAAGTACTATATCAATTTATGATTAAGTTGAAAGACATATTGAAAGAAATTGAAGACGATTTTGATGCATCTTCACTTAATAGCATTACGGAAATTACAGATGCTATAAAGGACGAAATGGTTAAGGTTGCTCAGGAACAATATGATAGTTGGCAACAAGATCAGAACGGTCAAGATACTGAATTGGGTAGTGGTGGTATATGTCACTTGATAGCTGACGATTTAATCGGTGTTTTGTATAGACATAAGATTGAAAATGTTCAAACTGTCTGTAGCGCATATGAACAACATGTTTATATTGTTGGTCAGTTTAAGGAAGGTGTATATGAAATAGATATACCATATGATGTATATGAGACCGGAGGTGGATATAATTGGACGAAACGTCCTGATGTAGAATTTAATAGAAACGACATAGTTATTAGCAGATTAAGCAGTGATCCGGGTGAGTATAACAATTATGTCGATACCATATAAAGAGACGGGTTTGGGTAACAATCAATATCTTCGTACATTTTCAGAAGATGTTGATGATCATGAATTAGAATGGCATAAAGACCGAGAAGATCGTATAGTTGAGGTTATAGAGAATCACGGATGGGAGTTTCAGATGGACAATGAACTTCCAATACACCTTGAAAATACGTTATTTATACCAAAAGAAACATATCACAGAGTTATTAAAGGAACTGGTAAACTTATTGTAAGAATAACAAAACTGTGAATATTTATAAGGTATGATTCATGAAAGTTATCAGATTTTTGCACAATTGCTGTTGGAAGGAGTCGATTTTAACGACCCCTGTCTTATTTTCAGAATAAGTCCACCAAACGCAAAAATCGATCATTATAATTTTTCGTTGAGATCTGGATACACATGTCCTTTTGCTAAAAAGTGTTTGACTAAAGTTGAACGTGATCCAAAGACAAAAACATCTAAGTTGAAACGGTCACCTAGTTCTGAATTTCAATGTTTTTCTGCAAGTCAAGAGTTAATGTATCCAGATGTTTATTTGCAAAGAGAATATAATGAAAATTTAGCAAAAGCCCGTTTGAAAAGTGGTGGTCCGGTTGCTTTTGCAAAATCAATGATTGCTGCAATTTCTGAAAATTTACCACGTAGTGCTAAGTATTTTAGAATTCACATTGGTGGGGACTTTTTTAGTAAGACATATTTAGACGGGTGGATTTTGGTTGCCAAAGCATTTCCAGATATTGTTTTTTATGCATACACCAAGAGTTATCCATATTTTAAAGATTTGTCATTGCCTGTCAACTTTTTGATTACACATTCTTTGGGAGGAAAACACGATGGTGAAATCAAACAAAAGGGTTTGAAATTTGCAGCAGTGGTAATGTCACCGGAAGAAGCTGACAGTTATGTATGGAAAGACAAAGCTGGTGGTGAACATACTGGGTTGGAAATCGATCATGATGATACTCATGCATATAAAGATGATAAACCGTTTGCGTTATTGATTCACGGAATGCAAGCAGCAGGATCACCAGCATCCAAAGCAGTTAGTGCGTTGAAGAAACGTGGAATTAAAGCTGGATATTCCAGAACCGACATGAAACGACTTCCTACTGGGGAGTTACCTAAATAAATTTAAATCAAATGAGTGCTAATTTAGACCAAGATAGAGTAAGATGGCCCGGCAGCGGTAGTTCTGTGCCGGGACGAACGCCATTTGGGTTTTACGACACTGATGCTCGTTTTGTGGCCGATTGCAGTAGCAGTGCGGTCTGGGCAGCGATCCGTTTGGGTTATCCCATCGAAGACATCGAAATGATCGATTTGAACTTTTATGCAGCATTTGAAGAAGCTGTAACAGAATATGGTTCACAAATCAATCAATTCAACATTCGTAACAATTTGTTGTCACTGCTTGGACAATCTACATCAACCGTAGTTAATGGACGTTCTATGACGGGCGATCCGTTGCCATATGTGATTAAGTTGTCAAAGGGATACGGCAGTGAAGTGGGTGTGGGTGGTAATGTTGATTGGAAGAAAGGTAGCATCGATGTTGTTACCGGTCAACAAACATACGATTTACAATCATTGTATGAACAAGCATCTGGATCTGGAAATCGTATCGAAGTGAAACGTATTTTCCACCATGGTCCTCCTGCATTTGCTCGTATTTATGATCCATTTAGTATGACCGGTATGTCATACAGCAACGTGTTGAATGAAATGGGGTTTGCTGGATATAGTCCTGCTGTTCAATTTTTGATGACACCGATTTTTGAAGATTTGCTTCGTGGTCAAGCAATTGAGTTCAACGATATGGTTCGCAAGAGTAGTTACAGTTTTGAAATTGTGAACAACAAATTGAAGTTGTTTCCAATTCCAACCAACAACTACAAAGTGTATTTTGAGTATGCGTTGGAAAGTGATAGAGATGCAAATCTATATTACACAGGTTCCTCAAATACACCATCTGGTAGTATACCTGATCAAATTTCTGACTTTAGTAATGTTCCATATGAGGATGTTATCTATAGCAAGATCAATGCTCCGGGCAGACAATGGATACGCAAGTATTACTTGGCATTGTGTAAAGAAATGTTGGGTGCGATTCGTCAAAAGTATAGTACCATTCCAATTCCGGGTGGTGAAGTTACTTTGGATGGTGCTGAACTACGTAGTGAAGCAAGCACTGAAAAAGAAGCTCTACTCACACAACTTCGTGAGATGTTGGAAGCATCATTGCCTTCAAAGTTGATTGAAGAACAAGCAATGAAAGCTGACAAGAGCACTGAGATTTTGAAAAAAGTTCCAATGATGATTTATATAGGATAATCTATGGCATCACTAAGAGGAAGATATTTTAGCGCTCGTGACATCAATTTTATCAATTCCATCAATGCTGAGTTGATGGGTGATATTATTGAAACGTTGGTCACTGTTTTTAAGATTGCTGCATCTGAGACCAAAGTTAACTTGTATGGTGAAAGTGCACCATCTGAGGGTAAGACTTTTTATCCCGGCATTGACATTAGTTGTTTGATTGACCGTGGCGATATTAGTGGTGAAGATGAAGGATTTGGACCGGATCGTGATCAAACGGTGGTGTTCAAGTTTAGAGAAAAGATGTGTCAACAGGTGAACTTCTTTCCACAAATTGGTGATATCGTTTTCTTTAATGATCGTTATCACGAAATCGACAACGTAGTTCAAGAACAATTCTTGGGTGGACAAGATACCAAGAGTCACAGTTTTATTTGCAATACTCACTATAGCAGATTGAGTAAACTAAACATTTTTGAGAGACAGGTATAACGTATGGCATGGAAAGGAAATCCAGATAATCCAGCTCCAAATTTCAGAAACAAAGACAACAATGTTGCTGAAGTCAAAGCTACTGTCAATCGTGCAACACAAGTTCGTAGAGATCAAGACAAGTTCAAGAACTTTACAATTACGTTGCTCGATATTGATACAGCCATATTTGAATATATGGATAAAGTCATCAACTTGACTGTTGAAGACAATGGTGAAAACGTAAAAGTTCCAATGTTTTATGGAAGTCCAGAACGTTGGAAGTCTATTCAAACAGATGGTGGAATTCGTGATAATCAAGGCAAACTTCAATTGCCTGCTATCATGTACAAGAGAAACACTGTTGCTAAAAATCAAAATTTGGCAACATTGAATCGTCATTTGGACATTCAAGTTGTTAAAAAGTTTGATGAAAAAAACAAATACGACAAGTTTTCTTTGTTGACAAGTGCAAGTGCTCCAGTTGCTCAAATCTTGAATGTTACGATGCCTGACCACGTAACATTGACTTATGAGTTTATGATGTGGACAGAATATGTTGAACAAATGAACTCATTGATTGAAAAGATCAATTTTGCTGCTGAAGAATATTGGGGTGATCCAAAACGATTCAAGTTTAGAGTTTACATCAATGATTATTCCAATACCACCGAAGTAAATTCGGGTAAAGATAGAATGGTACGAACAACATTCAATATGACTGTTCAAGCCTATCTGTTACCAGATTCATTTGAGAACAAGAAACTTACTACCACAAAAACTCTTACTCAACGTAGAGTTATTGTTACCAGCGAAGTTGTTTCTGGTACCGAAATGGCCAAAATCAACAAAGAGGTCAGAGAAAACTCATACAAGAAGCCTATACCATATCACTACGTTAATCCGATGGTTGAAGATGGTACTGAACTTGCATCACCTACATTTAGTTCGTGGAATGAGGATTTGTCTGCTCAACAGGTTGAAACAATTATTCAGACATATCAATCCACTGTGTTTTACAATAATCCAGTTTGGTATGCTGCACCAAATACACCATATGACTACGGTCAAGAAGGTTGGATGGCGTATGATGAAAACTTTCATTACATTTATATCAATGGTAGATGGTTGCGTCAACCAATTGCAGTTTGGAATGCTGATGTAGGCATACAACAAATGAATGCTACATTTCAGACTTATCAAATCGATTTGTCGGGCACTTTGAATGATCCAAATGTTACTTGGCATACACCACCCACATCACCCAACGATTATGGTGAAGAGGGATGGATGGCATATGACAATGAATTTCATTACATTTATTCAAATGGTGAATGGCTGCGTCAACCGTTAAACAACTATGAAATTTAAAACGGTTTTTTAAACAATTAATATATTTATAAAGAGATTCAAGGTTCACTTATATGCCTACACTAAATCCATATTCTATAATTTTACATCAAAGGGACGCTGCTAATACGACGTTTGAAGAACAGTATTTGTCAGGTTCACGTCTGATTATTCAGACGGATGCTACCGGTAATGTGGTTGCGTCAGGCTCAATTGATGCTGCTCCAATTGGTCAAAACATTCAAGCAGCTGGTAGTTTTACCACCTTGACCGCAAGTCAATTGACTCAGTTGCAAGCTCTTAGTGCATCAGGTACTAATTTGAGTGGTAACTTGACACTTGCTGGTGCAAATCCAAGTTTGACATCAACGAGTGGTGGTAATTTGACTGTTTCTACAACAGGAAATTCGTCAGTATACATCAACAACGTACAATTTAGTGGCAGTGGAATTGTGGTACCAGGCAACTTGACTGTTCAAGGTGCAATGACCTACATCAGTTCAAGTGTAGTTGATATTGGTGATAACCGTATTCGTTTGAATGTATTGACTCCGAGCCAACGTTATGGTGGATTGGATGTAGTTGACAGTGGAAGTTTGAATCAAGCAACCGCATCATTGTTGTGGGATAGTCAAAACGATTATTGGTTCATTAGTGATTCTGCTAATCCGTTAGTTACCAACAAATTGATGGGTGGTCCTACTGGTTCATTTGGTTCTGAGAACAATTTGACCTATGGATATTTGCCACGTGCTCAAACTGGTGATACTCTTGAAAACTCGTTGTTGTTGGAAAATGGATATTCATTGAACTACAACAGTGGTCAGTTTATTGTTAATGCTTCTACTGGAAATACCACGATTGCTGGTACATTGGGTGTAACTGGATTAACTACTTTGGGTCAAGTATCTGCAAGTAACATTACTGCTGCTACTGCAAGTTTTGGTAACATTACAATTGGTGGATCTACATTTGACAATATTACCGTCAATTTCTTGTCAACTCTAAACAACGTTAGTTCAAGTAATGTTGATGTTACTGGTACGTTGAGTGTTGACGGATTGACTACGCTTGGTGTGTTTAGTGGAAGCAATGGTAACATCAGTAACATTTTGACTGCTTACAGTGCAAGTATTACAAATCTACAAATCGGTGGTACTGCTCCAAGTACAACCAATGATGTGGGTATTCCGGGTACGATTAGATACGACAATGATTTTGCTTACATTTATACGAATGGTAAGTGGAAACGTACATCGTTGGCGGTGTTCTAACTTGTGAACTAAAAGTGATAAAAGACGCCCGAGATCTAAATCTTGGGCGTTTTAGTTTATATTGTATGTAATTATATTAAGTTGATATTTATTAGGTATGCCAAGTCCATATGATCAAAACGATCTGATACTGACTCAGAGAAATTCAAGCGATACGCATTTCAATGAAGTTAGAGTCGCTGACGTTCCCAA